CAGACAACCGCACATTCAGCATGGAAGAAGTCGATGGAATTCTTAAAGCAGATTTGGCTCGCTTTGAGCGAGGTGTGGTTCAGTTCTGTCCTGTTCCCCTCACTCAGGGTCAGTACGATGCTCTCATATCTTTTAGTTTTAATGTTGGTCTGGGAACACTACAGCGCTCAACCCTCCGTCAGAAGATTCTTCGCGGGGATATGGAAGGCGCGGCAGAAGAGTTGTTGAAGTATTGCAAGGCGGGTGGCAAAATACTCAAAGGGTTAGAAAATCGCCGTAAAGATGAGCGTGCCCTGTTCTTAGGATAAAAAATGCCATTACAGAAACTGATGCTCAAGCCCGGTGTGAACAAGGAGAACACCCGTTACACCAACGAAGGTGGGTGGTATGACTGCGACAAGATTCGCTTCCGCCAAGGCACGCCTGAGAAGATCGGTGGCTGGTCACAGATTTCTGGTTATACCTATGTAGGCACATGCCGTTCCCTCTGGTCATGGGCTTCTCTAAGCGGGATAGTCTATGTTGGGGTTGGCACTTATCTAAAGTTTTATGTAGAGCAAGGTGGGGCGTATAACGACATTACGCCGATTCGGTCTTTTGTAACGCTTAGTGGTCCATTTGCAGCGACGAACGGCTCAACTACAGTTACTGTTACTAGCGCATCACATGGTGCATCTACAGGCGACTACGTTAACTTCCTTGGTGCAGTGGCACTTAGTACGCAGACATTTACTAGGTCTACAGCAACTAACTTCATCGTAACTACAGCACTTGCGGCTAACACTCCAGTTATTCTTACTGTGTCTTCGGGTGGCACATTACCTACGGGCTTGGCTGAGAACACACAGTACTACATATTGGTTGTGTCTGGCACTACAGTTAACTTCGCTAACACAATAGGTGGCGCGGCTATTTCTACGTCCACTGCTGGTACTGGTACGTTCTCTTTATATGTAAACAGCGGGTTGACGGCGGAGGTACTAAATAGCAGTTTTGCTATTACTAAGATTAACGCTAACTCATTCACTATTACTACCCCCGTTGCGGCTGGGGTGTACGATACTGGCAATGGTGGTACAACGGTTAACACCAACTACGAGATACCTGTCGGATATGACTCATCACAGCCATTAACCGGTTGGGGCGCAGGTGCTTGGGGTTCTGGCTCTTGGGGTTCAGGGCAGGCCAGCGTTGCTCCCGCTCGTATCTGGTATCAAAACAACTTTGGTCAAGATTTAATCTTTGGCTACCGTGGTGGCCCGCTCTACTACTGGAACGCTTACATTACCCCCAACGGGCTTAATGTCACTATAACGATTAACTCCCAGACTGTTTCTGCTGTTGACACTGCTACGGAGTACATCACGTTCTCCACGGCTATTGCGGCTAATACACCTGTTAAATTTACCTCGACCACTTCACTGCCTGCACCCTTGGTGTCTGGCACTGTTTACTACATAGTTAACCCTGTTGCAGCTACGGCACAACTTGCGCTTACCGTTGGCGGAGCGGCTATTAACTTGACTAGCGCAGGTTCTGGGACTATCACGATTTACACCCCAGCGACGTTTACAACCATTAGCACTTTGACTAATGCTACGGCTATCCAGATAGTTAGTACTGGCACCGTGCCGACTGGGATGACTATTGGTACAACGTACTATGTAAACAACTTTGCATCTAATGTTTTCAATATCTCTGCTACATACGGCGGGGACTTAATCGTATTGACTGGAACGCAGACAGGTACGCAGACTATCTACCCGCACGGTATCCCTGTAACTTCTATGTACGGGGCGTCGGATGTGCCAGCCTATGTAAACAACATGATGGTGTCGGACGCAAGTAGATTTACTATTTGTTTTGGCTGTACGCCTTACGGCGGCGGTGACTTAGACCCCATGCTGATTCGTTGGTCTGACCAAGAATCCGTAACTAACTGGACGCCAGCGGTTACTAACCAAGCCGGATTCATCCGCCTATCGCACGGCTCACAGATTCTTACTGCGGTGCAGACTCGCCAAGAGATTGTTGTGTTCACGGATACATCCCTATATTCTTTGCAGTATCTCGGTGCGCCGTTTATCTGGGGCACACAACTCTTAGGTGACAACATCTCCCTAGCCGGATATAACACTGCCATCATTGCATCTGGTGTTATTTACTGGATGGGCGTGGACAAGTTCTATAAATACGATGGTAGAACTCAGACTCTGCGCTGCGATTTGCGTCAGTTTATTTATGGTGACATTAACTTAGATCAACAAGCGCAGTTCTTTGCCGGAACTAACGAAGGTTTTAATGAAGTCTGGTGGTTCTATTGCACTTCTGGCTCTACAACTATTGACCGCTATGTAACTTATAACTACGCTGAAGATGTGTGGGCTTATGGGGCTATGGCTAGAACAGCATGGTTAGATTCTGGTTTGATTACTAACCCTATCGCGGCTACCTATGTAAACAATCTTGTCTACCATGAGTACGGTATTGACGATAGCACTACAGGAACCGCTCTTCCTATTGAGGCGTATATCACTTCGTCCGAGTTTGACATTGGTGATGGGCACAACTTTGGATTTATCTGGCGTTTAATCCCTGACCTTACGTTCCGTGGCTCGTCTACTACTGGGGCTACTCCGCAGGTTACGTTCTATATGTTGCCAATGCAGAACTCTGGTTCTGGGTATAACGACCCTGTTGAGTCTGGCAATCAGTCAGTTGGTGGCACAAGTTATGCCAATGTAGCCCGTATCGGTACATACACGGTAGATCAGTTTACTGGTCAGGTCTACACACGGGTGCGTGGACGGCAGATGGCTATGAAGATTTCTTCTAATCAAGTTGGAACGCAGTGGCAGTTGGGCGCTCCTCGTATTGACATTCGCCCTGACGGTAGGCGAGGCGGTTAATGGCTTCATACGATCCAAAGATAACGGACTTTACAAATCCTGTTGCACCAAACTTACCCCTTGCGCCGATTCAATACGATAGGCAGTTTCAAGATCAGTTTGAGAACATCCTACGCCTGTACTTTAATCAACTAGACAACTCGTTTGGTTCTTTGCTTGGGCCATCAGGTGGTAAGTATTTAAAGTTTCCTTACGGGGCGTTCTCCAGCAATCAAGATCAGACTACAACGGCTAATACAGCCACATTGATGACGTTAAATACAACGGACTTCTCTAATGATGTGTCTATTAGTTCGTCTAAGATCACGGTGGTAAATCCCGGTATATACAACCTTCAGTTTAGTGTTCAACTAGAAAACGCAGATAACGCGCCGCAAGACACGTTTATTTGGCTTAAACAAAATGGTGTGGATATTGTTGGCTCTACAGGCAAAGTAGGTATGCCAGCACGTAAAAGTCCGGGCGACCCGTTTCACAATATTTTTGGTTGGAACTACTTTGTAAGCATGGCGGCTAGTGATTACATAGAGATTTACTGGTCAACAACTGATGTTGATGTAACTATCCAATTTTATCCAGCATCTGGAAGCCCCACCAAGCCTGCAACCCAGTCTGTTGTAGCCACACTTTCATTTGTGTCTAGACTGCCATCGTGATAAACTTTAATAAAATTTTGCTAAAAGGAGCCTCCTATGGCTGATTTCGGTATAGGTGAATATTTACTAGCTGAGGCAGCCGGAGATGCTGCTATTGCCGATATGGTAGGTTTGCCTGTTGCGGATTTAATCGGTGTTGGTGCCCTTGAAGCTGGTGCTGGTGCTGGTGCCCTAACTGCCGCCGAAGCCGCTAGTGCCGCTGGTGCTACCGAAGCTGGTACTGCGCTAACTGCCGCCGATTTAGTTGCTTCCGGGGCTGTCCCAGATATAGGCTCTACAGTTGCTTCCGGTGCATTTGATGGCGCTCAAGGTATTGATGCTCTTGGTCAACGGGTTGTAGACCCTGCAACGCAGGCTATTAATGCAGGAAACGCAGCCAACGTCACGGGCGACCCTTATATGCAAAAGGTAGGGTTTGAAGGTACAAATCCTTTTCAAGCGCCGACTGAGTTTAATGACTTCCAAGACCCAAGTAAGTTAGTCCAAGGCGCACCACAAGGCATAGATCAACTGCAGACTGGCATGCAGCAGGTTGGGCAGAATGTACCCCAGAATGATTTAGTTACTAAAAAACTTGCAGAAATGGGGATTGAGCCTGTTGGAAGAGCCCCCGGTTTACTAGAACCCGGTTCTAAAATGGGTGGATTTACTGTTGGTGCCGATGGTATGCTGTATAACAGCGCCGAACTTAGTAAAGCAGGTATAGCCACTGCCGGTACAGGTGCTACTGCGGATACTGGTTTAGGTATTGGCAAGCTTCTCTCTGGGAGCACCATGGGTATCCCTAATAAGTATTTAGCGATGGCTGGCACTTCGGCTGTAGCAGGTCCTTTGATTAAAAAAGCGCTTACACCTGATCCAAGATACGGTATTAATCCGCAAGCCTCAGAGCCTTATAGTGGCCCACTTTCTAAATTTAACTACAACCCAGCTACTTATACACCTGCGCCTAGTCCAGCACCAAATTACTACACCCCACAATACAAACGCTATGCGGCAGGTGGAACGACTAAATCCGATTCAATGTCGGATTTAATGGGTAGCGGAGATTCGATGGAACAATATTTGTCGGATTATCAGTCTGACCCTGCTAGTGTTTATCAAAAGGCTAAGGATGGTGACTACAACGCTATGCTGGCATTGAACAAGATACGTAAAACACCTAACGAGAACTACGCCGCAGGTGGTATCGCCCAACTAGCCGTAGGCGGTAAGTTGCTTCGCGGGCGAGGCGACGGCATGAGTGACAGCATTAACGCGAATATTTCTGGTAAGCGTGAGGCTCGACTTGCAGACGGCGAGTTTGTAATTCCCGCAGATGTTGTTAGCCACTTAGGTAACGGTTCTACCGATGCCGGTGCAAAACAGTTGTATAGCATGATGGACAAGGTACGAAATGCCCGCACGGGGCGTAAGTCTCAAGGACGTCAGATAACACCGCAAAAATATATGCCAGCATGACACTAACGGTTAAGTATGTCCAGAAAGAACATGCCGCTCAAATGTGGCCTCTTGTCGAAACATATATAAAGTCAGCCATGGAGCATGGGCATGGGGACTACACACTTGACCAAGTGAAACTGCTAGTATGTATGGGTCAATGGCTTTTGATGGTAGCGATGGATGAGGATAGCAAGATTCATGGGGCGGCAACGGCATCGTTCATGAATTACCCAAATGACAGGGTTGGGTTTATCACTTTCATGGGCGGCAAGTTAATTACTAATCAAGAAACTTTTAAACAGATGTGCGATATTTTGAAACAGCGTGGGGCGACTAAGGTGCAAGGCATGGCTAGACCTGCGACCGCTCGTTTGTGGAAAAGATATGGTTTTAATGAGCGTTCCACTTTAGTGGAAACAAGGATTTAGGAGGCTTTTATGGCAGATCCGGTATCACAAACGATTACGCAAACAAATATTCCCGAATACGCAAGACCGTACGTCGAGTCAATGCTGGGCGCAACTCAGCAGCAACTATTTAACACAACGCCTAACGCAGCGGGTGGTTACGACATATCAGGTGTTAAGCCATATCAGGCTTATAGCGACGATCCAAGCAGATATTTTGCCGATTTCAGCCCGATGCAACAACAGGCATTTGGACAGGCTGGTCCGGGCGGGTTTGGTAATACTGTTGGTCAGTACATGAACCCATACCTACAGATGTCGCTGGCCCCCCAGTTAGCAGAGGCTAACCGTGCTTACGATATTAGTGGTATGAACGCTAATGCGCAGGCTACTCGGGCAGGTGCTTTTGGTGGTGGTCGTCAGGCTTTGATGCAGTCCGAAAACGAACGCAACCGTAACATGGGTATCGCAGGTATTCTTGGTCAAGGCTACAACAATGCCTTTCAAGGTGCAACAAATCAGTACAACACCGGCATAGGCCAACTGATGCAGATGGGTGGTCAACAGCAACAACTTGAACAAAATAAGATTAACCAAGCGATACAGAACTATTCTATGGGTCAGCAGTACCCACAACAACAACTTGCATTCATGAACTCCATGCTTAGGGGTTTACCATTACAGACAGCCACAACATCTGCTTATCAAGCACCTCCTAGCACTGCGTCACAAGTTGCTGGTTTAGGCACTGCCGGTATTGCTGGTCTGGGTCTGTATAACACTATGAATAGAGGTTACTAATATGATTGGTGATTTACTACCCACTTTGGCAAGAGCCCAAAGCGAAAGCATCCAGCAACTACAGCGTTCTATACAGAGCGGGGTTGTACCTGCTTATATTGGTGTGCCTTTACTCCAAAAGAAGTTAAGTGAGCGTCAGCAAGCCCAAGCGTTGTTATTGGGACAACAGCAACAAGGGCAACCCCCTATTGCTGAACAAGTGATGCAACAGGCTAATCAAGTTACACAGCCACAACAAGCACCACAAATGCCTCAGATGCCGCCACAACAGATGGCTCAGGCACCACAAGGCATTGACGCCGCGCCAAGTAATATGCCTATTGAATACGCTGGTGGTGGCATCGTTGCGTTTGCCGATAACGAAGATCAGCCTGTTAGCCGTTATATGCCGTCTACTCGTCAGTATGACGATTCTTATGTACCGTCTGATCGTGAAGGCATGCAAAAAACTGGGTTCTTGGATTGGTTAATCCCTGAATACAAGAAACCAGAAGATATGTCCGAAGAGGAATACGAAAAAAGTAAAAGGCCTGCATATACTGCACCAAAGGCGGGTCCATTAACTCCACCTGCGGCGGCGGCTCCCGGTTCCCGTAGAGAAACAGCACCAGCACCCGGCACCGGCAGCGTTGCGCCTCCTGTTGTTGAGAAGAAACCAGAAGAAGAAAAGAAAAAACCTCCATTGGTAGTTGAACGAGGCCCTTCAAAACCTGCTGGACCCGCACCTTCTCAAATTCCCGGCGCTCCTCCTTCAGATGGCATTGCTGATTTTATGAAGAAGCGCGAGACTAGCGACGAGAATCTTAAGAAGTTAATTCTTGGTGATCCACAAGACAGAGACAAACAACTTCAAATCCAGACGCTCTTGAAAATTATGAAGGGTGGACTAAAAACCTATGGCGGAACTTCGCCGTATGCGAACGTCAATGTCGGTGCTGGCGCAGAAGAAGCTGTTGGCGGTATTGGTGAACTTTATGCACAACAAGAAGCCAACAAAGAAAAACGCGTTGGTCAACTTGTGGCCCTCGGTCTTAAAGGCCAAGAACTTGATGCTGAACTTGTCAAACTTGGTATCACTAAAGACTACTACGACTCCCATAGAAAATTGTTTGAAGCTCAAGCAGATTATTATCGTCGTCGTCCAAGCACTACTGGAAGTGCCGGATTGGGGTATGTAGGGCAAGCGCAATCAAAAGAGTTGATGCAAGAATACTTGGGCTATATGGCTAGACCTCAATCTGCTCCATTTTTTGCGCAATTACCAAAAGATGTTCAAAGATACCTTAAAGCTGATCCTAGTAGCCCTTCCTATGCTAATGCTATGGGCGAATTTGACCGATACGCAAAAGCGTATAGGGATCGGCAGGCGGACTTCATAAGACAAAATTCCGCTAAATTTCAACAACCACCCTACAACACAGAACCATAAGGATAAAACATGGCACGGGTAAATATTCCGGGAGTAGGCTATGTGTCGTTCTCAGATAAGTTGTCGGACGAACAAATTCTTGCCCAAGCGCAAGTTATACAAGAGCGGGCGCAACAGCCTTTATACGACCCTAGAGATTTACCAACTAGCGAACTTATTAAAGGCGGTTTTTCCCGTGGGCTAGAAGGTCTTAAAGGTACAGTTTTTGATTTACTTCCTGCGCTTGGCGCGTCCATGTTTGGAAACGACAAATACGCCAAAGAGCAACTAAAAGAGTTTTCAGACCGCATGGCTGCGGCTGAGTTAGAAAATCCCGCTGCATATAAGTCTTACAAAGATATTAAAGGTAGAGGTATTGGTGGCGCGTTTGACTTTGCCGCTGAAACATTTGGTGAACTCGGTCCTGATATTGCCTCCTTTATGTTTGGTGTGGGTGCTGGTACTGTTGTTGGTAAGAAAGTTGCTGCTAAGGGTTTAGAAAAAATTGCCGCAGAACAAGCCGCTAAAGTAGCAGCCAAGAATGGTTTAACTAAAGAAGCCGAAAGTAAATACGCTGAACGTCTATTAACCCGCGCTAAAGACGGCATCATTGGTAAACAGGCGGCAGAGCAAGGCGCTAAGGTTGGTCTTGATACTGGCTTGTGGGGCACATCACTTGGCACCAACGTGCCTGATGTATTTAATAGTATCTATCAAGATACTGGCACGTTAAACCCCCTCCTTGCGTTAACGATTGGACCGCTGGTAGCAGCGTTAGATACATACTTGCCTAGCAAGATGTTAAAACAACTTGGCCCATCTGGTAAGGCCCGTGTTGCTGCTGAGATGCTTCAGAAGTCTTCGGTTGTACCTATAAATTGGAAGAAAACATTTGCTGGTGAAGTGCTAAAAACTGCTGGTGGTGAAGGTCTAACTGAAGGCGCACAACAAGTTTTACAAATCCTTGCTTCTCAAATAGCAGGGGATAAAGACCCGTTCTTTTCAGAGAAAAACGTAGACGGCATCATTAACTCAGCCCTTAAGGGTTTTGTAGGCGGTGGTACATACGGCATGCCCGGCGGAGCCTTGGAAGCTAGGCGGATTAAAACCGAGCGTAATAGACAAATTGAAGAGCGTAAGGCTCAGCAAACAACCACACAGCAAACAAAACAAAACTTACAACTAGGGTACGCACCGTTTACCCCTGTAGTTTTCCCAGACGGTTCAGTTGCTAATACACAAGAAGAACTAGACGCTTATCGGGCACAACAGTTCCAACAACAATACGCGCCACAACCTGCTGGTAAACAGATGCCCTTGCAGTTGGGCATGTCCGCTACACCTACTATGCCGGTAACGCCACAAGGCGAGGCATATTCAGACATCCAATCAATGCGTGCGGCACAAGAACAAGCCGCTGCTGAAGCAGAGCAACGTGCGTTCCAAGAGAGAACCGCCCCACAACAAGTTGAACAGCAGACTCGAGAGATGTTCCCAGAAGCACTTGGGCTTGCTCAGTCACAGCAACGTGTTGGTGCGTTACCTACTCAAACTCAAGAAGCTGCAGCCGAACCAGCACCAGCCGAATTTGGTACAGTGCTTGATGCTTCTGTCTTGCAAAGAACTGGTCTCAAACCACAGTCTGGTTTCTTTAAGCAACTTCTTAACAAGGACATGTCTAATCCAGAGGACCAAGCCGCTGTACGTGCCGTACTTGTACAAATAAGAACCAACCCAAACTTATCTGAGTCTACGAAGCAAGCCATCGAGGGGGTGGCTATGCAAGCGTTTGGCGCACTCGCTAAACAACAAGAGATGTTTGGCCCCCGTGGAGGCATACTTAAAGGAGCCGATGTTGGAAGAACAATTTCTAGACCTGTCAGTGAACCAACTGGAACAAGCGTTCCAACTACTGTCGAACCCACAAGTATTGACCAAACCGCCGAAGGAGTTGAGCCGTCTGAGCAGGGGGGAGTGGGAAGTGCTGTCCGATCTGCTTTCGAGCCTGCAGTTAGAGAAGAAGTACAGCCAGATACATTAACCCAAGAAGCTCCCGCTCAAGAAGATGCACTTGCCGTTGCCACTAGAGTTGCCGCGCTCAGTGATGAAGAAATACTTAGCAACATGGCACAGTCCAAGACGTTGCTCAATGCTGTCATTGACGAACTTGGCATAGAAATACCCGGTCACACTAAGAATCGCAACGACAAGAACGCTCTTGTAACGAAGAAATACTACATACAAGAGCACTTAAAAGGTCTGCAAGAGGCGCCAGCGCCGGAGGAACAAGATGCTATCCAAGCCGAACTGGATGCGAAACTGGGCAAAGAAACTGCGCCTGTTGTGGCGCGAGTCGCTCCCGCTAAGGAGGGAACTACTGAAGGAGTTTCTAAAGGAACTGATAAAGGCGGCGCTAAGGCAGTGGCTGAACCTGCTGCTAAAACTACCCGTGCCAAAAAGAGTAAAGCACCGAGCCCTGCTAAGACTACTGAAACTGTAGATGTTGATAAGTTACTAGAAGAAGCGGATGAGATTCCGCTAGAGATTCCTAAAGCCGCTAAATTTGATGTTAGTGGTGGCTATACAAACTTTGCCAAGAAGGATATAGAGAACATTGACGACAGCATCGCAGTAACAGATTTGTTGCGTACCAAAAAACTAACCGAAATTGCTAAAGCTGCAAAAACTTATTTTGGCAAGATGCCTCGTTTGGTAGATAACCTGCTGAACATGGCATTTGATATTGTTTATGAAACCCCACAATTTAAACGCACAGATGAATCTTCTGAAGAAGCACAGTTCTTCAAAGGTATGAATGGTGAAAAAGCTAATGATGCGTTTAAGTGGGTGCAGAACAACCTAAGTCCAGAAACTAACAAAGCGATACGTGAATTTATTCGTCGTTTTGAAATTGCACGGGATACGACTAACGACCAACAGTTTATGGATTTGATTCGGGACGGTATTTCCGGCACCAGAGAAAACTACGACGATGAAACCGTCAAGAGTTATATCAGAGCGCAAGAAGCAGATGCCAAGACTAGGAAACTCCTTGACAATGCTGTATCTCGCCTAGCACACGGACTGCACCCAATCATCATTTCTGCGCTCCAAGCAGGTGACTTACAAACCGCGTTGCGCTTGTTGTCTGCTAGTTCAGACACATTTGTATCTACTACCGCTGCTAAGTTAGCAGGTGTTAGCCCCGATACTAAAGTAGTTATAGAGGAAGACCTCGTTGATGAGAACGGTAAACGCGTTCCGGGCTTCTTTAACCCACAGACTAATACCATTCACTTAGACTCTGTGACCGGTATGAATAGCCACGTGTTACTGCATGAGGCTGGGCACTCTGCTATGTCGCATGAGTTGGATAATCCTAATAGTGCGTTGGCTCGCCAACTACAACAGATACTTGACAAAGTAAGAGATAGCCTAGGTTCTGCTTATGGCGCTACTGACGTACATGAGTTTGCTGCTGAGGCTTGGGCAAATAAAGAATTCAGAGCAAAGTTGCAGTCTATGTACCCTGATGGTGGCAACATAACTGCATGGGATAAATTTACCCGTGCTGTAGTTAACTTCTTCCGTCGTTTAACTGGTAAAGAATCAAAGCCGTTAACTTCTGCCTACGATGAAGTTGACCGTATATTGTCTGCAATCGTGTCTCCTGCACCTGATTCACGCAACGCTGGTGTGCTGTACGCACAGGCGGCTAACAAGAGCGCCCAAGTATTTTCATTTACCGACAGAATGATTAACGCTATTCCAATGTTGGGTGAGGCTCAAAAAGACGCATTGAGTGGTGGTATCGCTCGCGGCTCTGAAGCAACTAAGTCAGCGTTGTTTTCTGTGTTGCCTATGCACGCATTGGGTGAAGTTGCAGACAAAGTATTCCCCGGCCTTGGCTCAAGGTTTAACACGCTTATCAACGAACGTGCCGGTTACGAGAACAAGTTAAACCGTGGTATCGACGCTGTTGTTACTGAAGCTAAACATGCTATCAATACTCGTCCTGAGCAACGCGAAGCGTTCAACCGTGTTGTTAACGACAGCACGATGGCTGAGGTAGACCCAACTAAACCAATGTCTGCTTATAAAGAGAAGGAAGACATTGAAGAGTGGAAGAGCCTTAACGCACAGTACAACAAACTAGATAAAGTTTGGAAAGACTTGTATGTCACTATGCGTGATGCAAACAAGAAGATGTATAACGAAGTCAAGGCGGCAATCGAAGCACGTATTGACGAGACTGGGCTAGATGGCAAGACCAAAATATTGGTTAAACAAGACATCATGAAAAAACTTGCCGAGCAAGGCATGATTGACCCATACTTTGCACTCGGTCGTGAAGGTAAGTTTTGGTTAGCCTCCGACTACACAGATAAGAACGGACAAAAGCAATTTACTGTTGAGGCATTTAAGTCTCCACGCGAGCGTGCGCGTCGCCAAGAAGAACTTAAAACGCTAGACCCAAAGGCACGGGTTGATGTTTACTCTAACGTAGATCAAATCAACTTCCGTAATGCACCGTCTGGCTCGTTTGTAAACAGCGTCTTGAAGATCATGGAAACCAACGGTGTGCCTAAGCAGGCTATCGACGAGACCATGCGGTTGTTCATTACTACTTTGCCTGAGACTGCGTTTGCTAAGTCGTTCCAAAAACGTAAAGGCACCGCTGGCGCTTTGACCGATACGATTGGTGTGTTTGAACGCAAAATGCGTAGCACTTCTCATCAAGTGTCCAACATGTTGTACAACCCCAAATTGACTGGGGTAGTCGATAGCATGACCCTAAAAAGCGAGGAAGCCGCCAAGAGCGGTAAAGATAATGAACTTGAAGCGCGTTATGTAAACGAGTTCAAGAAGCACCTAGATTACGTACGTAACCCAACCAAAAATGATATTGGTAGTATTCTGACTTCCGGCGCATTCTTCTACACGCTGGGCTTCAACATCTCTTCCGCTATTGTTAACATGGCTAACGTGCCGATGATTGTGGCACCGTACCTCAACGGAAAATACGCTGATAGTAATGTTTCGGGCGCTATTGGTAATGCTTCTAAGGTATTTCTTGGTAGTGGTACTAAAGCCACTATGCCCGTACTCGGTGCAGATGGTAGGACTTCAATGATGGATGTGATGCCGTCTATTGCTAACTACGCACCGGATTCGGCTATGGGTAAGAAGTACGCAACTCTTATCCGTATTGCTGACGACCAAGGTCAGTTGAATCGTTCCCAGTTGTATGAAATTATCAACGGAGATACTCGCACAGGCACGCTTGCCAAAATAAATGCTATGGCTGGTTGGGCTTTCCATCACGGCGAGCGTATGAACCGTGAAGTAACCATGATTGCGGCGTATGACCTTGAGTTGGCTAAACTTAAAAAACAAGGCATCACAGGTGAAGCGGCTGAAGTTCAAGCTGCCAACAATGCAATCTACACAGCAGAACTTACTAACGGTGGTATATCTGCAGCCGCTGCGCCACGTATAGCGCAAAGTTCATTTGGTAAAGTGCTATTCATGTACAAGCGCTACGGCGTTTCGATGTACTACATGTTGTTTAAGACAGCCAAGGATGCCCTTGCAAATACCGACCTATCTCCAGCCGAAAGAAAAGCCGCATGGAAACAACTTGGTGGTATTTTTGGTATGACCGCGCTCATGGCGGGTGCTCAAGGTTTGCCGTTGTACGGCTTGGCATCTATGGTCTACAGTTTGTTCTGTGATGACGACGATGATGATTTAGATACCGTGACTCGCAAGTACATGGGTGAGTTTATGTTTAAGGGTCCGATTGAGTATTTCACTAATCTATCTATTGCCAGCCGTATCAGTTTGAGTGATTTGATTGTTCGGGATACCAAAGGGGGTTCTACCGCAGGTAGTTTCTCTCAGCAACTACTTGCCGCAATCGGTGGCCCGGTAGTCGGTGTAGGTGATCGTATCCAAAGAGGTTATAGCAAGATGGCTGAAGGCCACTTCATGCGCGGTCTTGAAGACATACTTCCTGCTTTTGCGGCTAACGTGCTTAAAGGCGCAAGGTATTTAACCGAAGGCACTACGACTCTGCGTAATGACCCAATCACTGGAGACGTCAGCGTATGGAATGCAGGTGCTCAAGCATTTGGATTTGCGCCAGCCGATTACACCCGTCAGATTGAAGAAAACTCTCGCCTAAAAGGTATTGATAAGTACACCAATCAGACAAGCACTAAATTGCGTCAAAGATGGAACCTTGCACGTACCTTGGGAGACACGGGTGGTATGGAAGAGGCACGTAATGATTTGCTAGAACTTGGCTCTAAACATCCCGGACTCAAGCTAAATGCAGGCACTATAGAGAGCTTACTGCAAGACTCTAAGCGCGAGTACGACAGAGCCACTAAAGAGATGGCGCACGGGGTGCGATTCTCTAAGAAGATGACTAGTGAACTCAAATCCCGTTCGGCTGAATACGATCAGTAAAAAAAACCCCCGATGTTTAGTCGGGGGTAATAGGGAGTTCTCAAGAAAAGAGAAGCAAACTGCAACAGGAGAATGTCGCGGCGCCAGTATATTACAGAATTCTCCAAAAGCGCATACCTAACTTCCCGCTTTCTATACGCTCGTAGCCTTTAAGCGTTAAATTTTTATAATCTGCAATCTTTTGCACTTGTTTACTCAAGATTGGTAAGTTAACAGCGGGTACAAAAAACGACATCCCTATATCTAGGGAGTCCCAATTTATGCCAATAACCACACCGTCAGGGCAGACTTGCCCTTCACGCATCACCTTCAAGAACGGCTTTGTGACCTGCGGCGGCTGCGATTTCTTCTTCAACGTCGTCATCTAAAAAGTCCTTGCAGTTAATCCATAGCACATCTAGGGACGGTAGATTCATACGGGTGCCTTTGCCCATACGCTTCTTCTCTATCTTTGACTTGGAACGTCCACGTTTTAGCGCATCGACAAAGCCTTCGTAGTTGACCTGCTTCTTTACGCACCAATCCCTAAGTGGACTGAGGTAGATGTATAGCATCTTTATGTCGTATTCGTAGCGTGCCATGTACGACACTCTCGGCGTAGCGTCCGGAATAATCAAGTGGTCTGCGTCGTCCCGCTTCAATGTGCGGGAATCATCCGTGCTCTTAATACGCAGGATATTGTTGTAGTTCTCAGCCAAGAAGTTAGTGAGCGTTGTCTCGGCGTCGACGTCCATAGATTTGACTTGATCTTGTACCCCGCTAACTACACCCTTGAGCCAAGTGACCACAGCCTTGAGGTCATAGTCAACTAAGCCAGCCCGCTTTGCCGCCATCAACCCCATGATGCCATCTGCCGCTAAGACCGAATGAAACCGTGCGTCAGGTCCAAACCCGCACATCTGATCTAGTTTGTGTTGGGTAGATTTGTACAAAGCCTTGATACCAGCAATGTCCTGCATCACGTACTGCATGTATGGCAGATATGCGTGCCCGTAGTTGTTTAGAAGTGCGTCACTTAATATGTCAGTATCGACCTTGTTGAGTCCGGGGACGGGTTTGGCACGTACTTCCAACAAACGCATGGCTTCACCTTTAGGCAGAGCCTTGTAGGTTCCCATCTTCTCCATCATGGATGAGTTGCCTGTACTAACTGCCGCTTGTTTCCATGGCTCGCCACGGATTCGCTCTGAGTTGGAGTTCGGCCCCATGCGATTGCGTTGCATACCTGATGTGTACTGATACAGAAAGTCGCTCAACTCCTTGGCGGTGGAGTTAGTCATCTCGTCCATAGGTAGGAAGATGTTGTTGTAGAGTTCCGCACGGTTCATCTTGGATGCCATAGTGTCGGATTCTTTAAGCACAATCTTGGTCGGGTCGCCCCAAATACTAGCCCCCGCATACAACGCAGTTGTCTTGCCGATTCCTGAGTCCGGACTGAATATGTGCATCAACGCCCCATTTACAGGGGTGAAGTCGGTAAAGATAGAGCCAAAAGATAGTCCGATTACAAACTGGTGCATCTCCATTCCGGGGCGGTTGTAGAAGTTCATGGCTTCTTTCCATGCCTCTAGCGTTCCTTTGGGTTGAAATGCGTGAAACAGATGTGCTGTAGCTGATGAGGGTGGATTGTGGTCTACCCGATCTGCACGAATTTCTTTATCCCCTAGCACGAATGCTTCGTGCTTATCATCTATCCAACCAAATTGTCTGTGAGCCGTGTCCGCTCTTGCGTTAAATTGCATGTGGTTTACCCATGTTGTTATATATGACATTAGTTCGTCGGTTCTAATCATCGCCACGCCGTTGGATGACATGTGCTTACGCAGTTCATCCTTAGAGGTAGCAGACGCAAGAGGTATCGTAAATTCCCGCACCCCGTCACGAGGAAGATGTAGCCTTACGACTACCGCCTCACCCACAGCAGAGTCCAGTAACCTACGAGTTACGTACATATCGTTGTGATAGATCATCACTTCGATCTCGTCTTCTTGCTTGATAACCCGCTTAAAGATACCTCCGTTCTTCCCCCTGAAATAAGGTTCGGGATACTTCGGTATAACGTATGTTTGTGTGTGCCCTTGATTCACATTCGCCGGGGCATCTTCTACGATGTTATCTTCCTCAGTTGCTTCTTGCACTTCTCGACCAAGCACAATCGGCGATTTGATTGAGCCTTTGCTTGGGCATCCGTCGCAACCTTTGGGGTTGTATTCTTCAAACTTAGCGCAGGTATAAGGGCCGCCCTTGATACCACGTACTTTCCTGTCAGCAAATTGTGGGCTGTACTCAGGGTGCCCACTAGAAATCTTGTCAATAGCCTTGTCTGCGTCTACGCAAAATTTAGCGATAGATAAGCCTGCTCTCCACATCGGTTCCGACATGGTTGCTTGGTTCTCGTAAATATATCCTAGTTGTTGGCATCCTTCTCCCTTCACAGTTCTAATCATGATGGTCTTAAACCGATTTGTGTAGTTCCCAAGGATTGCCTTGGTTACTTCGTCCATCTCTCCACGTGGGATGTAGGGCCGCCGCTCAATGAGTGGGTCACCAATAACATCTTTTAGTGTGTCAAGCTCATACGGTACGGAACCCTGGCCTAGTAAACTGACAGGGCGTGCCACGTCGTTTTTGTAGTTTAGAGTCCCCGGAACCCGTAAGATTCGTACCGCATCCGCCGTTACTACATGGTCGATGTGCAAGTCATGGTCGTCACACATACTCTTTAACTTCTCAGCCAAAGGCAACCATGTTTCACGTGAAACGGGTTCAGTAAATGCCCAGTAGACGTGCACACCCCCACCGGAGTTAACCAGCGTAGGCTTCGGCATCTTGGTCGCCTTGCAGAACTGTTTTAAGGCAGTAATCGCTTCGGCTTGTGTCGCGTATGGTTTATCTTCTCCGCAGTCTATGTCTAGGAACAACGATTTCAGTTGTTTGACGTTAGGTGCTTTGCGTGACTTGCCATCCTTGAATGTTGCTAATGCGTAGTACGCATCGTACCCCTCGTTTTTCAAATTCTCGGCTACTGCTACTGCGTCTTCCACTGTGCGGAAGAACTTTTGTACAGGCTTGTCTGACCCATTTTTTAGCCCAACTATGCAGTAGTATCCGTCGTCCCCGAGGACTTGCTGTAAAAATTCTAAATTGTCCATAGCCACCCATTGTTAGGTGGGGGTACTCGCTACTTCCGGCAGTCAGGAGTCCAATCTAGACTTGCCAGCATCCGCTTTCCCCCCGAAACCATTAATTAAGCATCGTCCCATTCGCCAACCAAGTCTTCTAACTTGGGTTCATTGGCTACGGGTGCTTTCTTGGGTGCGGCTTTCTTTGGTTCATCAACTTCCTCAGCTTCTACCTTTGCGGGCTTGGCTTTAGGGGCTTCTTGCGCTTCTGCTTCGGGTGCAAACAAGGAGGGTTTTGGCCTGTCCTTGACACCATCGGTTTGTGCAACAGTCATTGTGATTGCGCTGACTGCTTCGGGTGAGTCCTTGAGTTGTTGGACTGTGTTGAACTCTTCCTCGGTCACGGGGCGCACAGGCTTGAACACCAATTTAGGTGTAGGGCTTGCAGTATCGAAACGCATCTCGGTCACAACACCAGTAATAGGTGTGCCGTGGTTCTTCAAATGGCGAGCATAGGCTTGCAAGGGTAACTTGCCCTTCTCACCATCACCAAACACAGATGTTGGGGGCAACACTAGTTGGTAGACTTCTTGTTTTTCCACTTCACCATCAAGCACGACGGCTAAACGCTGTTGGTAACGGCATGCACGGCTGTCGCCTTGACCAGAACCCTTGATGTTTTGTGGGCAACTCAAACAAGTAGCTGACTGCTTGTTCTCTTCCTTGACCTTTACATCGGGACGTTGGCTATCTGCTGACCAACATGTTGGGGATACGGCTTCACCTTCGCTATAAGTTCCTGCGTAGTAGATACGTGAAACTTTCGGTGCGGCTTTGATGATGACAACATTCATCGCACGCTCTTCTGACACGCGGTACTCTTTACCGCCAATGAACTCACGAAATACTCCGCCCTTGATACTGATACGACGTGAACCTAAGCTCTCTCCAGCTAGGGCATTCGTTGCATCATCTGCGTTTGCGTTCTTGAGGTATGCGGGTAGTCCGCCTTTAAACAATGCTAAATCACTCATCTACATTCTCCTTAAATATCATCGTTGGGGTTAAAGTTTAAAGTCATTTGAGTAGAACCCTGTGGGGGTTTTACCGTAAGACTTCCGTCTGCTTCTTCTCTCACAAGCGTTCCGCCGTTTAGGACTCGCATCGCCTCTTCCACTTCGCTAATCTTGAAACGGTAGACACCGCCAATCTTTAATGAGGGGATTAGGTCTTGCCGAATCCATGCGCGGACAGTCGATATGGACACCGCAAAATGCTTTGCCACACTTTCTATCGGAACGAAAGATTCATCAACCATTTTTACTCCTTTTTATGGTCACGGAATATTCCGCATTCGCGTTAAGCCCCGGCGGAAGCACGTCGGGGTGTTCTTCTAAAAATGCCTTCATATTGGTTTGGTGAAGTCGCTTCTCCAATAGTTCCGGCACACCATGTTCAAGTATGAATTTGCCCATGGATTCCCAGTCGTTCGTTGAGTACGTCGTCCTTACGGTGCGATACACAACTCCGGCTTCGGTTCGTAGACTCTCAGCGCCAATGACTTTCATGTGGTCAAGAATCGCTGTCTTGACTGTCTTCATGCCGTCTTCAACCTTGGCGATTTCCGCTTCTAGTTGATGGGTGAGTTCTGCTTTTTTGTCCCGCATCTTGATATAGACACGGGTAAGTTTTTCTAGAGGCACTTCTGCCTGTACTGTAGCTTCTTCCATTTACATTCTCCTGTTTTAAAAATACGATAGCGGTTTGTTGTTCTCACTATCTTCCCTCTACTCTACTATCAAATTCTACCTTAGTCAAGTAAATTCTTGTAAAGTTCAACTAACTTTACATGATCGTCTATACGGTTGTCAAGCATTTTGTATAGGTGTTTCTCCGCATTTGAACCCTGTAATCGCACAATCGTGACCGGATGGCGTTGCCCCGCTCTATGCGCTCTTGCATTGGCTTGGGCATAAGTCTCTAGGCTTGGGGTCGGCCCCCACCAAACAACTGTATCCGCCGCTGTCAAGGTCACGCCATGAGCCGCCGCTTGTGGTTGGATTATCAAAATCCTTGGGTCACTGGTATCTTGAAAATTCTTAAATATTTCAGCGCGTTTGTGGGCGGGCACATCACCATTGATGATCTCGGTTGAGAACCCGTCTGCTTCTAGCTTTTGGCTGAGAATCCGGATCGTGTTTTTAAATGGTACAAAGATCAATATCTTTTGTTGTGTCTCGTCGATCACTTCTCTCAACACCTTATAGCGGTTCTTGATGTCGAACTCCAAGGTCTCGCCAGTATCAGAGTACACCGCGCCACAAGATATTTGCAGGAGTTTGCTCAATCCGACTGCAGCGTTAACTGCCGTAATTTGCTCCCCCGCCGTTTGCACAACAAGTTGCTTGCGTAACAACTCATAGTATTTCTTCTGTTGGGGGGTCAGTTCAACCTCCCGTGAGACATACGTCATCTCAGGTAGGTCAAGGCATTCCTCTTTGGTAAACCGGATGGCGGGTTGTAGGGCTTCGTAAACTACCTTGTCCGCATGGGGGCGTGGCACCCACTTGAACTGGGTTATCTTGTACATAACCATGTCTTTAAATGCGCTGTAGAACTTAGGCACACCGCTAGGACTTACAAGTTTCGCTAGTCCATAGGCGTCCACGGGGGATTGAGCCGCAGGTGTTCCAGTCAGCATCCAGAGCCATGTCTCAGGCTTTAGAATACGGTTTAACGTCTTCCAACGTGTTGTCTGCGCGTTCTTGTACGCATTGGCTTCGTCGATAACGATTAAATCAAACCCACCATTAGCCACCGCTTCTTGAACAATCTCCACCCCGTCATAGTTGATGATGACAAACTCGGCGTCCGATGCGATCACTCGGTTGCGCTTCTCTTTAGAGCCATAGGCAATGTCCACGGTGCGGTGCATAGCAAACCTAAACAAGTCAGCACGCCAAGCAGAATCCATGATGGACAGTGGGCAGATAACCAGTACACGGCGAATCCGACCAAGTTTCATCAGATAGTCAGCCGCCCAAATAACAGACCCCGTCTTGCCTGTGCCTTGCTCATTAAGGCAGAAAGCCCGCTGGTGCAGGGTCAAGAATGACGCAGTAGTCTTTTGATGCTCGAACGGTTTGTAGAGTCCGGGCCATCCGTACTGTCCCATGATTGGTGATGGGATGTTTTTTATTTGCAGGTTCTTAAGCACCCGTGCTTCATCTAACCCCCACTTCACCGCTACTTGGTGCTCTCCAATTTGTCTGCTCTTTGGTATAACCGTTGTCACCTTATTGGGGTGACGTAGGTTCAATAGCAGTATCTTGTTCTCTACGATTTCCATGATTCTCCTGTTTTTATAAAGCACTGACAGAGCAAAAGTGGTCTCCCACTTCGCTCCATCAGATTGTCGGTTCCCTACCGGAAAGAGTAGTGCCGACTGGTAAGGTTATTTCGGTTTCCCGCGATGCACGCCACTCATACCTTACGCTTGCATCAGACTATGAACCAATCAGGCTCGTCGTTTTCTTTCTCGCTTGCTAGTCTCACCGACTAGGTTGCTCTTTGAGTCTCTCTTGAATGACCGATTCTTTGCAGGTGTCTGCACACTAAATCCGTCCTTGTTACTACCGCCTTTGTCTAACGCTTTCTTGTGTGATAGGTCTTTACCTTCACGGCTCTCGGCGGTCTTGTTTGTATCTGTTGCACTGTCCTTGTGCTTCTTGTCGTACTCACGACGCAAGCGTTGACGCTCCATACGGCGTTCTAGTTCGCCACGGGCTTTTTGTTGCTCATACTCTTTCTTGTATGGGCGGGGTTTATTTACATACGGCATCAGTTCCTCCCGTTATGGGCACACTCAAGCACTAAACAATGCTTCTTGCATAGTCCGCTAGGGCGGGGATTCCACACATTGTTGGCGTATGAAAGCTTCATACGGCTGTGCTCTGCGAACCATTTCGCCCACATCTTATCCTGATTTTCGATATCGTACGAGTCTTTAATAAAGTTTTTTGAGACCACAAAAAGTAGCCCACCTTTGACCCGTTTTACTTGGGGGAAGTGCTTAAAAATAGCTAACGCCATCAACTCCAGTTGGTCGGTATCGGCATACTTGGCAGACTTACCTGTCTTGTAGTCTACGCACCGTGCTTCTTCTCCGTTAATTATTAGTAAGTCGGCAACACCACGCCACCAAACATTTGAGTCTTTAAATCCACAAGGCTCTAAGTTCTCAGTCAGCCCGAACTCATACTCACAGTACTTATCACCCGCTAACTGTCTTAAGTTATCGAGGGTTGGTTTGGCATAGTTAAACTGCGGAGGTAGTGGTACGTCATCACGTACGTAATGTTCTGCTGCCGA